TTTTTCTTTGTTTTTCCCTTTTTTCCGTTTTTTTTTAATTTACGGGATTTTCCACCTCCTTTGTAAGAACTCCAATTTATGTTATTATTTGTATATTCTTCCCAATCTTTTGCTGCTTTTGCATTTGCTGTTAATGGTGGGTCTGGGTCTACTTCTTCTTTTGTTTTATCTCTGTATGCATTTACATTTGCTGCAATTTTATTTTCTGCATGTTCTTTTGCTAATTTTGCTGCTTTTTGTTCGGTTGATAATAATGATTTTGCTTCTTCTGCTGCTGCGTTTGCTGCTGATTTTGCTTCTTCTGCTTTATTTTTTAATTGCTTTATATTATTTAAATAATTTAAACTTGGTTTTTCTCCCGCTTTTTTATTTGCCGCTTGTACTGCTTTTTCTGCTTCTTCTGCTTTTTTTAGTAATTCTTCTGCTTTTTTTAGTGCTTCGTTTGATGTTAGTGTTGTTCGTAAGTTTAGTAGTGAGTTTGGATCTGGTGCTGGTGAAACTGCTTGTATTGGATTTGTTATTTCTTCTTCTGTTGATGCTGGTGCTGGTGCTGCTGCTGCTGCTGTTGATGCTGGTGATGGTGCTGGTGCTGCTGCTGCTGCTGTTGATGCTGGTGTTGGTGTTGGTGTTGGTGTTGGTGTTGGTGTTGGTGTTTTTGTTGCTGCTGCTTCTTGTATTGGATTTTTTATTTTTTTTATTGGATTTTTTGTGTGATTTACTTGTGTTAATGCGTCTGACAATTTGTCATCAGTTTCACCATCCCAAATTTCTTTAGCTTTATTTGCTCTTTTTATTGCTTCATTTGCTGTGCCTGATACATTTTTTGATTTAGTTTCTAAATCATCAACTTTTTCTTTTGATTGTAAAATAGTATATTTAAGATTTTTTAAACTTTCTTTACATGTCTTTTCAATTTCTTCAGTGTGTTTGTTACATTTTATTGTATCATTTTCAATATTATTTACAGATGTTGTTAATTCCTTCATTTTATTATTTTGTTTGTCAATCAATTCATTAATATCTTTTAATAATTTGTTATTATTTGTAGTAATTTTATTACTAATTTCAGTAATTTCATTACTAAATTCAGTACTATTATCAGTACCATTATCAGTATCATTATCAGTACCATTATCAGTACCATTATTATTTTTTTTATTAGAACCAAATAACCAATTCATACTATAAATAAATTATTATATATTAGAATGATATAAAATAAAAAATTAAATAAAAAATTTAAAAATAAATGTAAATATAAAATATTTCAATATAGTTTTAGTTTTTTTATATGTTTATAGTTTATAGATTATCGTTGTTATATTAAATAATGTCATTAAACAATCAACCGATTATTAATCCTTATGATAATAATAAAATGGATAATAAAACTTGGGATTCAGTTCAACAATATTACGAATTGAAAAAACAAAATCATAATAAATTATGTAAAACGTGCAAAGAAGGCAACACAATGTTTGAAACAACATATGATTCTAAAAGTAGTACTCGTGTATTAACTGCCAATTGTACCCATAAAAATTGCACTTATAACATTAAAATATCGGCAGGTAATTATATTCCTTACAAAGACTTGATTGATGAATTGAAAATATCTGCGGATAAAAACAAAACCAATATAATCTTGGAACATAACAACGCACTATTTAATTACGAGCCAAGCAATGATGTGCAGGAATTATTACTACAACGACAAGATAGTATAGAATTATATAATAATTATATGATTGAATTTGCGTCAAAAATAATAGATAAATCCTATGAAAAAGAATTAAAAGCATTATACGTTCAATTACACGATAAACAAATAGAATACAAAATGAATTGTAAATCGCTGAAAAAATTACCCGAAAATTCAGTAACCGCAGAATCACGTATTTTAAAAGAAAATATAGATTTATATCTTAACCATATTCAACCAATCGCAGCAGAAATAAAACGCAAAAGTTATATGGTTACAGAACAATTATTAAAAGATAACAAAAATATGACAAAAGTATTGGAATATAAGTATTCATTGGATTTTTTGGAATGCGTGGTAAATCCAGCAAAAGTACTGAAAATGAACATTATTAAAGGTGATAAAACAAAACCCAAGAAATCCAAGAAATCCAAGAAAACTGATAAAACTGATAAAACTGATAAAACTGATAAAAAACAAGTATCTATTAAAAAAAAGTGATGATATAATAAAAAAATAGTAAAAAAATGAAATGTAAAATAATAATTTGTTATAGGTTATTATTATTTTATATAATTTATTATGAGTTCATTTTGCCAATACAAGCTAACCCGTAAAGAATGGGAAGGACTTGAATACCCAATTGCTCCCGCAGAAAAAAAGGTATGTTCAATGATTATAAATGGTTATAACGACTCCACTATTTGTATATATCCATATGAGTCTATTTTGCAATATTTGAAAATTAATGTTAATGAAATGTCACCTACCAAAGTAACATCGTTTCATCAATATATTTATAAGACTTATATGGAAACCTTGATTAGTTCAATCCATGATAAATATTTGAATAGTCCAGATAAAAATATTAATTATACGCAACATAAAAACGAATATAAATTTAATTATAAACCCCCAAAACATTTATTTACGTCCTCTGATAAAATTCGTTTTTCAAAGAATACCGCAGAAGAATTGCAAAAGCAGACAATAATTTTTGAATATCAGTTGCTTCAATTATATCGTAAATTTTGTAAATATATTGGTTTAAAAAATGCTAAATGGCAGTTATATTATTATGCCATTAATAAAATGAGACAATTACATATTCCGCTCCAAAACTCGCAATTGCTTGAAAATATTAAAAATACATTGAAATTATATGAAAATAAAGTACAGTTTGATTATCTATTATTAAATGGATGTGCAATGATTGAAAGCAGACAATTAGATAATATTATCTTTTATACAAAATCATTATATTCCCACCAATCACAAATTTTTGATGAATTTCGCCGAAACAATATTCAAGATAATGATAATAGCAATAAAATTGAAGAAAAAAATAATAATGATGATAATGTAAAAACCCAAGAAAATAATAAAAAACCCCCAACATTGCTGTTATATATTGCGCCAACAGGTACAGGAAAAACATTGACACCCATTGGATTATGTGCACAATATAATGTAATTTTCGTGTGTGCTGCGAGACATGTGGGTTTATCATTGGCATCTACGGCGTTATCAATGAATGTAAAAATAGGAATTGGGTTTGGATGTAATTCCTTGACAGATATTCGGTTGCATAATAATTCAATGGATACAAAATCGGCAAATATTATTCGTGATTATAAAAGTGGAGGAATTCGCAAAGGAGACCATATGGCAGGTGACAAGGTACAAATGATGATTTGCGACGTACATTCGTATATACACGCAATGAATTATATGAAACAATTTGAAACGCAAGATAAACCATTATTAACCTTTTGGGATGAGCCCACGATTGGATTGGATGTATTGGAGCATGATATACATTCATTGATTTCGTCCAATTGGAAAGAGAATACAGTGGAATATATGGTATTATCATCAGCAACATTGCCAAAGATTGATAGTCTAACGCCAACAATTGAATCGTTTAAACGTAAGTTTGGAGAAAGTACAGTTATTTCGCAAATAGTTACGAATGATTGTAGTAAATCCATACCAATTATTGATAATAATGGATATATGATTATGCCCCATACATTAACAAATGATTTTGAAAAGTTGAGAGAAATAATTACGCATTGTCAGGAATATACGACATTGTTGCGTTATTTTGATTTGACGGAGGCGTGTGCGTTTATACAATATGTGTTGAGACATATTAAGAGTGATGTGAATTTATTATATGCGTTGTTTGACAATGATATTGTGAATATTAATTCTGAAAATATTAAAAAGGTGTATTTGCGGTTGATACATGAGTTAGATTTGGAAGAATGGGGGTTGGTATATGAATATTTCAAGGGTAAGCAAATGAGAAAGTTGTTGCCGAATAAAAAAAATAAAATAGTGGCGGAACCTTGGAATGGATTATGTGGAGTGCATATTACGACGGAGGATGCTTATACATTAACTGGTGGTCCAACAATTTTCATAGCAAATGATGTGATTTCAATGGCAAACTTTTATTTGAAAGATTCCAATATTCATTCATCAGAAATGTCAAGAATTACAAATATAATTAAAAAGAATAGTGAATTGTCAAGAGAAATTGAGAAAAACGAAAAACGATTGGAAGACATTCAAAATAAAAATGTATTATCAACCGCAGACCCATATAAAATGAAATCATCGGCAAGTGCCAATTCCAAGGCGGCATTGGTGGATAATAAAGAAATTCGTGAATTACAAAAAAATATTACAAATCTCCAATCAATGATTAAGTTGGTGTCGTTGGATGAGGTATATTTGCCAAATACTAAAAACCATTTGAATAAATGGGCACCAAAGAATTATCAGGATTTAACTGAAAAATTTGGTATTCCATTTGCTCCCATTATTGACCCGGAAATTGTCCTGGAAATTATGGAAAATAGTAAAGTTGCCGACCCTTGGAAGTTTTTATTGTTAATGGGTATTGGAGTATTTTCCAAGGAAACGACGGAACAAGATATACATTATGTGGAAATTATGAAATCGTTGGCATCTTCGCAAAAGTTGTTTTTAATTATAGCAGATAGTAATTATTTATATGGAACTAATTATCAATTGTTTCATTTGTATTTGAGTAAAAATATGAATTTAACCCAAGAAAAGCTTATTCAATCATTTGGAAGAGTGGGTCGTCAGGGATTTAATCAGCAATATAGTATTCGTATTCGTGAGCGTGAAATTATAGATGTATTATTTACAACGGAAACAGATAAAATTGAAGCAAATAATATGAATAGATTGTTGGGTGATTAAATATTAATATTAATTATTTAAAAAATATAAATAGATTGTGTAAATAATGTAAATAATTAATGTTTTTTTTGTTTTTTTGTTGGACATTCATTAAATGGTAAAGAAATAGTAGATGAAAATATTGAAAAATATAAAATTAAAAAAAAGCAACAAATAAAATAATATAATTTTTATTGATTTTGAGGAGGATTTGGATTTTGAGGAGGATTTGGATTTATTGGTATAATGTCTTGGTTCACACCAGGTTCAGAATTAGCAGGTACATTTGTGTGTCCTTCCAAAGAAATATATAAAGCCAAAATACCCATAAAAATAGGAAATAATACTAATACCCAAGATAAGTTTTTATATCCAGCTTTACAAATGTATTGTAAAATGCACGTCCATAGAACAATGTATAATAATTTAATGACAAATAATAATGGTTTATTGACAATCTTATAATTAGATTTTCCAAAAGTATATATATTGTGTGAATTAGTAATATTTTGAATTAACAATAATAACACGCATAATAATGAAAGAAAAACATATAATTTTGCGGGAGAACAAAGTTTGTTTAGTTTATTGAATGAAAGCATTGTATAAATATGTATTATATGTATTATATATATATATATTAAAAATATTTTTAATATATTATAAAAGGGTTAAATTAATTTAAATATTGGAATATTAAAAAAAAGTTATGAATGAATGGATAAATGGCAAGATTCGCAAATGGATAATAGATTAGCCGCGTGATTTTTATGAAATAATTGACCGGTTTCTTTATTATTGATATATCCATCTTTGTCTGCCAAAGCTTGCATTTGCTTATGATGTATTTCGGTAGCCTTGTTTTTTTTACATATGCTACATATTCCACCTTTTAATTTATGTGCGTTGTATTGTGATGGATTATTATTTAATATGGAATTCTGTCCATTAGTAGTATTGTAATATTTATTGCGAAAATGATAAGAACGTTTAATAAAATCATCGGGTAATTTTAAATATTTACATACTTCCAAACCATACATTCGCAATCCATCTCCATCACATAATTTTCTATTATAGGTTAAAGTATCTAATTCCTGATTATAAGTAACGCTTAAATGTTTTACAGATACGGTATCTAATTTCATAATTTCCTCACAATCCATAATTTCGTGAATATGTGTGGCAAAAATAAAAGATGCCTTTTGTTTCTCCAAGGTCTCAATACCAGCAGCAAATATTGAAAAGGCAGAATATAATTCCGTACCAGAACATAATTCATCACCTAATACCAAACTATTGCTATTACTATATTTTAAAATTGCTCGTAATTCACACATTTCCACTTCAAATGTGGATAAGCCATTAATAATGTCGTCATTTCCCAAAATACGCGTATATATATGCTTATATGGTTGATATATAAAAGATGAACAAGGTACATACATTCCAGCTTGTGCCATAATAATACAAATACCAATTGCTTTGATTAAGCTTGTTTTACCAGTAGCATTCACGCCATATAAAAGCATACCAGTATTTTCCTTGGTACCTAATTCAATAGAATTGGAAACGTATAGTTCTTTTTCATTAATTTGCTCAATTAAAGGATGTCGCATATCATTCGCTCGCAAATAAGGTTTTTTTGTATTATTATTGTCGTTGTTATTATTGTCGCTTTTAATGTGTTCGCCGAGTTGAATGGATGGTTTGCAATATTTCCATTTATTAGCTACAAATGTTTTGGAACATAATACATCAATATAACTAATATTTTTAAAGATTGATTGAATTCCCTCATTATGTTGTTGTAGTTGTGAAATAATATTAATATAACATATTTTCATAGTTTCTTTTTGTAATTGGCGATTATCCTTCATTTGTTGGATTATGGTGTTTATAGTGTTGTGCTTAATATAAGAATATGTGCCTTTGGAAGATACTTTGATAATATCCAATTCATCAATAGAATTGATTAAATTATTATTGTTATTATTATTATTATTATTATTATTGTTATTATTGTTATTATTGTTATTATTGTTATTTTCCATTGAAAATTTATTAAAACGATTTTTTGAGGTGGATAAATATGTTTTTAATTTAGACTGTAATAATGAACAGCGATTATTAGTGGTTGTTAAAAAACATCCGCTGTCATTTTCTACATATTTAACATATTCTGTTTTATCAGTTTCTTTTTTTCTAATCAAGCTATTGAAAAAATAAATAATGTTATTTAGTTGTTCTTTTAGGGTATAATACTCTTTGTTAATGATATCAAGGGATTGATTATTAATAATAAAATTACCAGTCCAAGAATTTAATTCTTTTTGTAATTCCATATCTGGGTCGTCCAAGTTAAAATTTTTAGTAATCATCGTCATAATATCATTACAATTTACATCCAATTCGTCAAGAGGTAATCCAATATCCATATTATTAGATTCCTTACAAACATTAAAAATAGATTTAGTTAAAGCAATGTATTTGTAAAAATGTAATAATTGACTTGGGGTAATATTCAACGCATTAATACTCCTAAGCAATCGCTCTAAATCGCCAACATTTAACAACATTGACCTGATATTTTGCATTTTATCCATATTTTCCATAATTTTGTTAATATTGTCATATTCCGTATTCAGCCACGTAATATCTAAGGAAGGTGATAATAGTTGGTGTTTAAATTCTCTTTTTCCCATATTTGTGCAACATTTGTTTAATAATTTTAAAATACAATGTGAGCTGTCTTCTTTATTTGGTAAAATATTCAATTGTTTCAAGGAATGATTTGCCAACGCAACTGTATTACCATAATGTTCAAAGTTAGGAGGGGTTAAATTAATAAGCAATTTATTATTATGGTCTTTAATATAAGATAGTAAATAACACAAAGCAGCAGTTCCTATATAATTTTCTTCAAATTCACGCACATGTGTATCATATAACGCATCGTCATAAAAAGTAGTCAATATATGTTTTTGATATGTTTGTTTTTCAGCGTTTTCTATATTTTTTTTTAATACCGAGGAAATTGTTGAATCCGTATGTGTAGATAATAAATGTAGCTGAACCTTGTCATTATCCAAATGAATATATTTTACCACCATATCCAATTCATCATTGGGCAAATTAGAAATAATTATACATTCACGTGGATTTATTTTAGAAATAAAATTTTCCAATTTATCAAATGTAGTTGGATTTAATACATATAATTCATTACATTGCGAAATTGAAGTATATGTTGTATATACATCCATATTTGCCATACCAATGGTAAGATTTATTTTATTTTGGCGTTTATAACTTTCCAACCAAATACAACAAGTATTATTGCTCAAAGTTAAACCACAAGTATCTATATCATTCGCAATAGTACCTGGTGAATAAATTCCACTAATATATCTATCTTTTTTAGCATTTATATCTATTGTATCTGATTGGTCATAAACAACGATTGTAAAATTATTTGATATTAAAATATTCATATATTTATCAAGCATTGGCAAAATAAATCCAATACGACTAATTTTATACACACTATTAATATCCTTGCCATCAAAATTACGTGGTGGCTTAAAATTAATACAATTACCTATATTCAAATGACACAGTTGGGCACATTTTTCTATATTATTATTCACAAAAATATCATCAGTTATGTTATAAATTGCATATAATTCATAAAAATTACCACATTGTAACAATACCACCATATTTGTTTTTCCATATAATAATTGATGTTCCGTTTCATATGAAAAATATTTATCCATTAATGTACCGTCATTATTATTATCAGTGTTATATAACATTGAATTTTATATTATTATATAATTATATACATAATATTACTTTAAGTAGTATTATGGATATTGATTATGAATTGATTATGAATTGATTATGAATTGATTATGAATTAATTTATTTATATATATATAAACCGATGGATAATAACCCTTTAATTGAAAAGAACAATATGGATGGTGCGTTTGCTCATTTATATTTAACTCGTAATTTTAAAAAAGATATAATTTGTGCCGAAAAATTTGCTAAATTAAATAATTTTGTATTTCAATATGGTGATTCTTGTTTAAAATTAAAATTAAAGCATGTAAATAAAAATAATAGGTATTATTTATATTATGATTATATTAATGACCAAACTGGTATGGTATTTTATTTAATTGAAAAAACACAATTTATATGTATTCCTTATAATAGAATAATTTTTGAGTATAAAATTGGAAAATATGACATACATATTGATTTAATTAATGTATTTGAAACTAAATGTTGTGAATATTCAAAACATTTAACATAGTATATCGTATTTATATCGTATTTAATCCGTGTAATATTCATAATTATCAATAAATTGCAATATTCGTGATGGATGTATTGCTTTGGCAATCAATTCTTCAAATAAATAATTATTAAAATATTCCTTTTAGAATATTTTTCAAGCCATTCCAATGTTATATTTGGATTTAAACTTATTCCATTATGTCCCCAACACCATGGTTTATTTGGATATTTTTGTATAATTCGTTCCAATTCATTCATAATTTGCATTTAAAAATAATTATAATAATTTTTATTTATAAATAAATATTATCATTTTTTATATATTAATTTAATCAATTTTTATCCTTGTTATTATTATTTATATAAGTGTTGCAAAATAACCTATACCAATTTTCACTGTTACAAACACGTATAAATATAAATGGAGAATAATCTTAAATTAATATATAAATAAAATAATATGTATATTAAATTATAAATATTTGACAATGTCTTCAATTATTCCAATCCCATCAGTACATTTACAAACATTATATAATAATTTAGATTTTTTAGCAGAAGCTTTGGATGGACAAAAACCTTGTTTTAGAAAACGATGTTATGTAGATAGTAAATCTTGGATTGGTACTATTTATCGTTTTTTTGAATCGGAAGAACAATCGTCTTATGGAAATGCATTTATCAATTCTATTTGTATAGATGCTGCACAAACATATAACAAAGAATTAAAAGAACCAACAAATACTAATAATAACATTATTTTATTAAATAAAATAGTTTTAGCACGAAATGGTATAAATAGAATACAAATTACTTATAAATCAATAGGTAAAATTGACGTGGCAATTAAATTATCAAATTCAATTGGTATTTTAGATAATCTTATTCCTGATGAACGCAAACAATTAGAAGATATTATGCCATAATATATATGTATATATCTAAATCGTATTATTTTAAATAATATTTTATATTTCAAAATATATAGTATTATAGTATATAATAATAAAATAATGGTACATTTCAAAAAAATAAATAACTTAACTAATATTAGTTTTATCAATAAATTATTAAAATCAAAATCATTAGATAATAACAAACCAATTCATATGTTTATTTTTAATTATATGGTTGGTTGTCCTTATTGTGAAGAAGCTAAAAAAGAATGGGATGTATTAATGAATAAAATACACGGTTATAATAAATCTCCTAAAATGAAAATATTATTAGAAAATACAATTTTCATTCAATTAAATTCTAAATTAGTACAACAATTCACTCACTTAAAAAATAAACCATCCGCATTTCCCACTTTTACACATATTTTTATTCCAAATAATGGAGTTGATGTTGATGTTGAAAATAATTACGAATCTACTGAACGAAGTGTTGAGGCATTTAATAAATGGGTTATGGATTCTATATATAAATATGAACTTCCTACCAAGGAAAATGAAAAAAGAATTAATATTCAATCTGAAAACCAATTGAATGAAGAATTAGTTGATTATTTTAAATTATTAAAAACATACATAAACAAAAATAAAACAAATTCTAATGAATTATACAAAACCATCATTGAGTAATTATGTTATTATTATTTTATTTATTTTTTTACATATTCGTATTATAATAATTAACACCATTATTATAATTTTTATATGTGTGTTATATTTTGACATTTTTTTATATATGTGTTGTATTTTCACATTTTTTATATATGTGTTGTATTTTCACATTTTTTATATATGTGTTGTATTTTCACATTTTACACATCTAAATGGTCCATAACATCCATACAATATGTTTTTCCACATAATTGTCTTGGGTTCATTGTTCCCATATCAATCGAACAAATCATACATTTATTTTTAATATTATCCATATAATCTTGTACTACATCATTTACATTATTAGGAATAGTTTGTTCGGGTTCTTTTTTTTTAAAATACAACGGACTTGGACATTCATCAATTTGGGCATTTAATATTTGTTTATCATGATTTGTTAAAAATGTAATTGGTTCAATAACTACTGGAACAGGATTTGAACAACATCCACTATACAATCGCACTGAATCACAACTTGCACATTTATATTGAACATATAAATCATTACTCGAAGTATGCGTGTGATTGTGGTGTTCATTCATAAAATGATTATTAGATTGAGATTGAGTTGATACCGACATAATTAATTATAATAATGTAATTAATAATAGTTAATATTGATTTCATTTTTTTAGAAAAATAATAGTAGTTAATCCTTGCAATAAAACACTTGAAATACAAATAATACACATGTTTGTAAATAATTGATTTTGTTTTTGTACCACATTACATAAAGTATGTTTTAATTTATCTTCTGTATGTTTTAAATTATCAACCAAATCATCTAATTCATACATTACGTCCATTAGTTTTTGGTTCATAATATCATTTAATTTTGGTGTTTTTGGTGTTTTTTGTGTTTTTGGATTTATTTGTTCTGTTGGTGTATTATTTGGTTGCAAATAATAGTTAATATACATATTATCATTATTGTCATCATTTTCATCATTATCATCATTATTATTATCATCATTGTCATCATTTTCATCATTATCATCATTATTATTATCGTCATTGTCATCATTTTCATCATTATCATCATTATTATTATCGTCATTGTCATCATTGTCATCATTAAATAACAATTCGTTTGGATTAATTATACTTAATTGGCTACTTGTTGGTTTTAATGGATTTGTTGTTAAATAAGAATTGCTGTCATAATCAAATTTACAATCACTAAGTATATCATTTGGTTCGTAAGTCGTATTAAAATATTGGTCCGTAATGTTATATATGTTTTTAATAATTTTATTCATTAATTGACAATAGTAATAATATTAAAAGCATTATGATTTAATATTATTTTTTTATTATTTAAAAAATATATATATATATATATATATGTCACTTTTACAAATATACAATTGCGGTAACTTAGAAGAAATTGCAAATTCAATTGTTATAACTTCAAAAGAACAAGATATAATTAATTCTATGGGAGATAAATTACAATTATTATATGATAATAAAATAGAAAAAGATACACAAGAACATATTAAACACGCGTTCATTAATATATTTCACAAAATTTTTAATAACCATAAAGGAGGAAAAAAAGGTGGCGATGATAATAATGCTGATAATAACGACAATGATAATGATGATGATGATGATGGTGATGATGGTGATGATAATAAATTAATTATAAAAGAATCAAATACAAACAATTTTTCGTTAAATGATTTTTTTATGTTTGTTCAATTTATAGTTGGTATATTTTTGATAGCAATTTCATTATTACAGTTTTATAAATTTTGTGATAGTTTATCGTTAAATGAAGTAATAGAAGAATTAAAAAATACTATTAATGGATTAACTAATGATGAAATGAGCTATGTATCATATGTATGGAACATATTAACTGGTACTACTGCTAATATTCTTATCAAAAATGAGGATTACATTATGCAAACTGTAAATGAAGAATTAAAAGATTTTTTTGTAAAAACTGATGAAGCATTTAAGCATTGTTCAATAGAAAATTCTGATTCCATAATTGGAATAATTACAAACATTTTTCAATTGTGTTTAAGACCATCACAGACATCTGAGTGTATATATGATTATAGATACAATAAATATATGTTGGAACATAAGAAAATGATTAATGACATGACATTATTATATAAAAAAAAATTCGATAATATATTAACAATTCGTGATATGTTAAAATATGGTTTAGGTTTTACAATCACAGGAGGAAAATATTTTGTATATAGATATTATCAAATAAAAAATAATAGGCAACAACATATTGCCGGAGGTAGAAAAACAAAAAAGAGAAAAATAAATAAAAGAAAAACAAATAAAAGAAAAACAAATAAAAGAAAAACAAATAAAAAATATATGTGAATGAATTGATAATTTTTTATTATTTTTTTTTCATATATTATATTATGCTTTTAAATAAATTTTATTTTTTATTATAATTAACATAACAATTATAACACATTGCCTTGTACATATCTTCTCCTCCAATTGCTATTTGTGTATATGTCTCATCATTTTCCGTATTAATATTTGATTTTGATATGGTTTGTGTGGCAATTACTGGATTATTATATTTTAAATTACATATAGCATTTTTATTACATTTTGTATTACAGCAAATCGTTTGAATTTCATTAATCGTATCTGCCAATTCAATTAATCGTTTTGAACCATTAAATAAGTAATTTTTCCAATCCGTTTTCAATCCATAACATTTTATTAAAATATTATAATTGGTGGCAATATAACGCAACTGTTCTATATGCACATCACTTAAAAATTGTGCCTCATCAACTAAAATACAATCTATATGTTTCATTTTAGAACATATATATTCATTTACTACTCGTGTTATGTGTGTATCATCTTTAACCAATAAATCAGCAGGATAAGATAAACCAGCCTTGGAACTAATTGTATTTACATCATCACGTGTATCAATAATTGGTTTAATTAAATAACATTGTTTATCATGACTTTTATAACTATGGTTTAATGATAATAAAATTAATGATTTAGAAGAAGATACTGTTCCATAATAAAAATGCAAACTACCACTCATATTTAAATAAAAATATAATATATCATAACAATACCATTAAATTTTTATATTCATTTTTTTACATAAAAAATAAAAGAGTTTGCGAATTTTTGTAATTTTATATAAAAAAAATTATAATATAGCACATTTATTTATTTGGATTTCGCATGGTGCAATGGCAACAACTAAAAATATATTTCATAGAATAAAAACACCATTTAATGGTGTTACTTTTTACTCTCATTCATTCAAACCATTATATGATGAGCTTATCAGTAAAATTAAAATTAATTCTGGTTCAATAGAAATATGTGAATTGTTAAATGGAGGTTGTCCGCATTTTGCTATACCAGATAGTAAAAATAGTAAAAATAAATATGTATATTTGCCACCAATGAGTTTTATGACGAGGGATGATGATGATCAAACTATGCGTGGTTATATTGGTATGTATCATTTTCAAATAACAAATACAGGTGAAAATACATGTAATTTAATTTCATCAGAAAAATTAACAGATTGGGATTATTTAAAAAAATAATGAACCTATGTCTTATTCGCAAATATTTAATATGGCTAAAAAATGCTGTATACAAAAAAATATATCATTCAATGATGCTATGGTAGGTATTAATTTTGAACCTGGTGGGCAATTACATATATTTAAAATTGTTTTAAATAAAAATAATACAAATAAATATGTATATATAACTTATAATATGAGCAATATCAATAACGAACAATATACAATTGAAAATGAAAATGAAAATGAAAATGAAAATGAAAAGCAGTTTTATGTTTATTGTTTGCTATCTACGGCAAATACTACTTATATTGGGGCAACTATTAATTTAGAGAGACGATTAAGACAACATAATAAAGAACTTAAAGGTGGTGCCAAACTAACGGGTATTCAAGTTAATAAAGGACATGTTTGGTCAAGAATATGTTATATATCTGGTTTTCCAACTTGGAATGCTGCGTTACAATTTGAATGGCGATGGAAAAACTTGTCACGTAAAAAAATATATGCTAAATATTCTTCTTTACATAAACGAATTCATGCATTATATGAATTGGTTATGTTAGATAAATCAACTACAAATGCTATACCTTTTAATGAATGGAGTTTACCATTAAAAATTAATTATTCTTCGGATTATTATTTTCCAAAAAGTAAAAGTAATAATACAATTAATGTTAATTTTTATGAATTATATACTTGGACTACACAATCTAATCAATATTTGCACAAAATAGATTAATAAAAAAAGAGTTTGCGAATTTATTTACATATATTAATATATTTTGTACAAATACATTCTATTACATATTATTATACATACATGTGCATATAAGTTTCAATGCTTGTGTTTCTTGACCAAAATTTACTAATATTTGACATTGATATTTCCAATGGATATTCAACCTTTACTGTCTTTTCACCACCAAATAATGTGGTTTCTGTATTTAGCAATTTGTATAAATTTATTTTTGTGTAAATATTTTCCAAAATACGCTTAAAATTACGAACACCTTGTTCAGGTGTATTTTGAATAATATAAGTTAATACTTCATCTAATATAGTTACATTTTTCATTTCAATAGCTACTTCTTTACAAATCTTGGGAATAATATATTTATTAGCAATAATCAACTTATCAGCTGGACTATATCCTTTTGTGGAAATAGTAAACATTCTGTCCTTTAAAATAGAATTAATCTTAGAGCCATCATTATAACTAAATATAAACATACACTTGCTTACATCAAAATTCAATTCAGAATAAAACTTGTCGTGAAAATCTGTATTTTGCGACACATCTGTTAAATGCGTCAATATACCATTAATCTCATCTCCTTGCGAAGAAGCACTTACCTTGTCCAACTCATCAAAATAAATCACTGGATTCATACATTTGGAATCCATTAAAATTTGAACGATTTTACCCCACTTACTACCCTCGTACGTATAGGAAAACCCATTCAACATTGAACCATCTGTTGCCCCTCCCAACGCAATAAACGCAAACGGTCTTCTCAATATTTTACTCACTCCATCCTTAATCAATGATGTTTTACCCGTTCCCATTGGTCCATGAATAGCCACTGCTGTTCCCAAAGATGCCGGATTTGTTACCAATTGACCCAATAATTGAATAATCTGCATCTTTGCATCATTTAATCCATATACACAATCATTTAAAATATCAATTGCTTCATTCATAAATTGCGATATATTAGATGTATTCTGAATTTCAGGCTCTAATGGAAATGATTCCGGTAAATGTACTGGTAATTTAATATAATTGTCAAAAGGAATCTTGAAGAAATTATCCACCCAATGCACTAATTTATGATATTCACCTGAACTTGGGTCATCTATGGAATATAACGAATTAATTTTTGCCAACACTATTGCCTTGTGTTTAATAGATATATCCAAATCCAACAGTTTAATATGATATGGCTTATCTACCACCGTAAATTTATTCAATGTTTGCATTTTACGAATAATCTTACGCTGCTCAACCATTGTTAATTTTTTAAAATACTTAATCACATCTACTGGCTCCTGCTTCGTTAATTCATATCCAAACATACCCGTATATTTTTTACTCTTTTCTTCCTTTTTTAATGCCAACTTATTCTCTATTGACTCTTGTTCTTTCACAAATAAACGCATATGTTTCTTATAATAATTTTTTGTTTCAAATCCCTTGTTTTGTTTCTTAAATTGCATAATTTGCTCCTCAATCACTTTAATACTCCTACTATCCTTTTCATTATCTAAACTACTATCAGACAACACTTCTGTATGTCGCGAATCATCTGAACTATAATCCGAATCATCATCATCATCATCATCTGATGGTAGCGATTTATTACCAATTATAATTATATTTTTTAACAATTCCAATTCTTTTTCAGTTGGTTTCTTTTTTATATTACGAGTTTTCAAGGGTTTTTTATCATCATCACTTGTTTCATTCGTTTTTAGCTTCTTAGTTTTTTCTGATTTAATTGATTTTTTAGTTTTTTCAGATTTTTTAGTTTTTTTGTTTGATTTTTTAGTTTTAATATGCGAATTTGAACGTGTCCTGTATCTATACCCAAGTTCAACAGATGATGATTTTGTATCGTTTTTACTGGTATTTGTAGATACCGTGTCATAACTAATATTGCTATTTTCTTCTTCATCTTCTTCATCTTCTTCATCTTCTTCATCTTCTTCATCATCAATAAATGAATCATCCGAGTCATATTCATTATCAGAATCTAAGTTTGAACCCGAATTAGTTTCAGTAGTGTATATAGTAATTGAATCAGTATCTGAATCCGACAAAGACTGTGTTTCTTCATCATCATCACTGATAATTTTTCTCTTGTACAGTTTATTTTTGGATGTTACACGTTTAATAGGCATCTCTATAATAATGCTATTAATATAATTATATTTTAAGGTTTCATTTTTTTACTTTTTTATAAATCAATAAAAAAATGAAATTATAAATTGTTTGTTTTTTTAGCAACATATCAATATTCATTATATTTTAAATGTATAAATGCACATTATGCAACAGCGAATTTATTCATATGATTAATCAAAAACAACATGAATCTATATGTCAATTTAATAAAACATATAAAGAATACATGTCTAATTTAAAAAATCATC